ATTCAAAGCGCATTTGGTCTTGCATGCCCCCAGTTACATTAGCTATAATAGGTACTCCGGCTAACATAGCTTCAGTTAAAGATAACCCCCACCCTTCGTTTGATGTCAATAAAATTTGAACATCAGCCATATTATACATAAAATTCATTTCTACAATGTTTTTTCTACCAGTACTAAAAATAAAATTAGTATCGCTAGAACACAAAGTTTCTATAACTGCTGTTAAATCCGTACCATTATCGTCTATAGGATCGCAATGTAATAACATGGCGCATTTGGCTGCTTTTTCTTTAGGCAATTGCTGAACAAAATAATCAAACGCCAAAATGGCATCTGGAATTTGTTTACGGCGGATATTTCGAGAATTAAAATAAACTATAAAATCATATTCCTTCCCTCCAAATAAATTCTTTTTATATTCTTGAAATTCTTTATTTTGTTCTTTATTTGGGATTGGGAAAAATACTTCATGATTTAATCCATGGGGTACGTACTCTATAACTTTGTTTTTAGCTTTATCCCCCAAAACCAATTTATTAATATTTACTGTTTGTTTTGAAATACCTAATAATGCATCACACGATTCATAAAAGGCTTGATTGTACATAGGTGCAGGATAATCGTCCCAAATATTAAGATATAAAATTGGTATATGTTTTCTAATTTCGTTTTCAATTTGAAACAACCACATAAAATAACGAGGATCAGTAATTAACATTATCGCATCTGGTTTTTCGGTTTTGATTAAGTATCTTATAAAATCAGGGTTACCATAACCATCAAATGGATATAAAATTACATTTGAATCTGTTATGTTTGCATTTTGGTTTGTGTCTTGACTTAAATCAAAACGCTTACCTGCTTCGGGGTGTTTAATAGCTGCCCCTATACAAACCCAATTATAGTGGTGGGAGGTATGTATAACTATTTCTCTACCGACATTTCCTACTCCTGAGGGAAGTCGGATGTCATCAGTAATCAATAGAATTTTCTTTCTTTGATTCTGAGGAATATAACCTTCTTTCATAAATTATTTTGTTTCTAAAATGTTGTGGTTGTGGATGATTTTTCTAAAATTGTCGTCTGTAAGGTACAAATGAATTGCGCGATCGGCAAGTTTTTGAAATGAAAACTTATGTCTAACACACGAAACCTTAAACTCGTCAAATAATTCACTTTGTATTTTGACGCTGGTTAAAACCATATCTTTTTTGTTCATAACGTTTAATATTTAATTGTTGTATATAAATATATGGAGAGATATTAAGATAACCCCTTATCACAAAGTTCAGGTGAATTATTAAAGGGGCAGTAAGTACAATTTTTACTAGGTAATTTAATCATAGGGTCTGTTTTATGTTTACCTTCTTGATCTAATGTTTTTTCAACAAACTCATTTATTGCTTTAGTAGTTTTATTTAATTTTACTTTACCTGAAGCTGGGGTGAATGTTTGGATTCTGCTATTAGGATAATCAGGATGGTTGTGTTGTTTGCGTTTTACAATAAAATATTCTATTTCAATATCGTCTATTGGGAAATTAAATTGTTCAGCAAAAAACTTTTTATATAAAACTAATTGCATTAATTTAGTTTCATCTGTTTTTTCTTTTTCTTTCCACCCTCTAGTAGAGGTTTTAATATCGATTAACTTTATTTTATTTGAACGTTCACAATACATCACTACGTCTATGTACCCCTTGTATAGTATGTTTTTATAAACGGGATTAAACGCAATTAAAATAAGAACTTCAATACCTGCCAACCACCATCCACGTTGACTAAAATACATTTTTTTCTTCTTTTTAAACCACTCTAAAATGGCTTTCCCATCTTCAAAAAATTCTCTTAGTTCTATAGAATTAGAAAAATGTTCTTTTTTATTTTGTTCGTAGTCTTTTTTATAATTTTCTCTTAATCTATCTTCAAAATATTCTTCTAAATTAATTCTATCAGCAGCCGCTGTACTTTGATTATACATTACATCTAAATAATGCTGTATAGTTTCGTGCATAGAAGTTCCAAATGTCATATGAATGGACACTTCTGATTTATAGTGTCCATCCCTATACATTAATGCCCATTTATGGGGACATTGAATATAGGTTGAAAATTGACTAAACGAAATTTGCTTTTGATAAGCGTAATTTAATTTAGTAGGGACAAATTTTTTAACCTCTCTTACTATTTGTGGTGTTTTATTTGCCACTTAAGGTTTGTTTTAATTTTTCTAGGTATAATATACCATCGTGAAGCTCGTCTTGAGCATGGGTAATCCAGTCTACTACTGATAAATCGGTCCTATCTAAATCGGTTCCGTATTTATTTTTACCAAATTTAGCTCTAGTAACAAATTTATCTACAATTGTATCTACAATAGAGTCTGTTACTTCTATTTCTCGGGTTTTATTTTGACTCATATCCTAATTTTGTTAAAATTTCTTTTATACCATTATCCCCTAAAATATAACTATAATTTTCTGCTTCTCCAAACGAACATTCATAGTATTTACTAATTTGTTCTATTATATCTTTTGGAGGGCTTTTTTTGGTTGATTTAATATATTTTTGAAAAAATTGTTTTTTAGGGGTAAATTCACAATATATTCTATAATATTTTTCTTTTTCAGTATATGGTATAGTTTGTACATAATTTACCAAATCTATATACTCACGCGACATACTTAAAAAGCGGGTTACCATATAAGGATTAAATGATTCCCAATCTTTTTCACTAAATTTGGATACTGGAGATTTAGTATAGGTAATCTCTTTTAGCCAATCAAATATAGTAAATGATTTATTTTGTTGCGTCTTCTTTGTCATATAACTCTTGAAATTCTTCTCTAAGTTCCTTAGGTAATAATTCAATTAATACTTTACCGGTTTTTACGTCAAAAAATACAGGCACCGGGATAACCCCATCTTCGGCAGTACCCGCGATAAATTTAGATACTTTACGTAAAATTACACCTTCTTGAAACACCATATTGCCTTCTGGTGATTTAATAGGAGCTGTTGCTTTGATGTCAATATTTAATTGTTGTTGTGGTTGTTGTTGTTTCATGATTTTAATTTATAATTTCAAACGGGATTGATTCTACTTCTCGACAAAAATACAACATACCATCTTTTCTAAAGGTATGAGTACATAGCCAAAGATCTTTTAATTCATTAACCATTTCATTAGGTAAGGTTTTTGGTTCCTTTATTGTCCTATATAATTGATAATAGTTACTATTTGCTTCTATCAGCTGCCCTAGATTCATTAAATTTTCGTTTAACTTGTTCTGAGATTGGTATAGGTCCTCCTTCATCGTCTATTCTAACAAAGGTCATAGATGTGGTTAGTATAATAGCTTCTTCTTCTTTAAATACATTGTATGATCTAACTTCAACGTCAAAGGTAGCGGATGTATTTCCTATATCATTTAATCTGCTGTATATTTTAAGTAATGATCCTTCTTTAGCTGATTTTTTAAAAATACACTTATCAATAGCTATTGTGACCATATTTTTAGAGTGGCACACCTCCATAGCATAGGCGGCCACAGCCGCATCTACCCAAGATAATAATTTACCCCCAAATAGGTTTCCGTGAAAACCTAAGTCCATCTTTTTAATAGGGTGGGTAGCTAAAAGTCTCATTTTATATCTATAAGTTTTGAAATTAAACTCATAGCATTTATTTCTTTATCTATACGAAAATTAGCTTGATAAGAATGTTCATTGATATAAACTGCTACACTACCCTCTCTGTTGGGGGCATAAGCCGAAGCATTATCGTATAAGTATCTAAATAATTCTTCGAAATCATTTACACCTGAATCTGCTATAATTTGTCTGATTGCTTTCCAGTCGGGTTTAGATTGTTTTAATTCTTCAACTATTAAAGCAGTATAATTAGATGACACTAATATTGATTCGTCTAATCTAATTTCACTTTCATAAGTAGATAATTGAATCGTATTAAGCATTTTACGTAAATCAGGATAATGTTTATTTACAATACACTTAATATCATTTATTGTGTGTAAAATATTTTCAGTATCAAGTATTTTAGATAGATGCTTTGCTACTTCTTTTTTAGAAGGTGGTTCAATTTTTAATACTTGACAACGTGACTGAATAGGATCTATAATGCGTTCAATATAATTACAAGTAAGTATAAAACGTGTAGTGCGGGAATAGGTTTCAATTACATTGCGTAATGCCGCTTGCCCTTGAATTGTAATAAAATCTGCTTCGTCTAATATAACTACTTTTAAAGGTTTAAAAGAAGCTGTACTAGCAAAACCAGATACCTTATCCCTAATAGTATCAATACCACGTTCATCACTACTATTAATATAGAGATAGTCACAATCCAAGTTATTAACAATAAGCTTAGCAAGAGTAGTTTTACCACAGCCAGCCCCACCATAGAAAAGAAAGTTTTGAATATCATTTTGTTTTAAATATTTTTCAATAGTAGATTTAATATGTTCGTTACCTACATAATCTTCTAACGTTTTAGAACGATATTTTTCAACTAGTAAAGTATGTTCCCTATTCAAAATCTCCATATAAATCAAATTTTTTAGGTTCGGGTTTGGGTATTTCTTGGTTTGTTATAATATAACAAACTCCTTTCATAGGTTCAAGTCTAAATGCATTAGGTTTTACAGTTGCTATAACATAATACGCATTTAATACCTCGGTTAAGGAGGAGTATACTTGGTTATTAGCTAGTAATGTCCAAGTATCTCCTTTACCCTTAACGCGGTGAGCTATTTCAACTAATTTTTCAATTTGTTGAATATCCATTAATACATCCCCCCCATTAAATTATCCGTATCGTCTTTCTTCTTATCGTCTGGATTATCTACAACTACACATTCTGTAAGTAAAATTGTACCGGCAACCGAAGCAGCATTTTCAAGCGCTATACGGGTTACTTTAGCGGGATCAATAATACCTGCTTCTTTCATATTGATAATAGTTTCAGTTTTAAGGTTAAATCCTTCCCAAATCTTATCAGGACTTAATTGATTGATAATACTATAACATTCGGATTCTGAGTAACCAGCATTAGCTAAAATAGTAGTAAATGGTTTAGAACAAACATTATAAACTATATTTTTACCAATATGGATGTCATTACTTAGTTCGTCTTGGGTTTGAGTAATAGCTTCTTTAGCATAAAGTAAAGCAGTTCCACCACCAGCTACAATTCCTTCTTCAATAGCAGCTTTAGTAGCGTATAGAGCATCTTCTACTCTATCTTTACGTTCCTTAATTTCAGTTTCAGTGTTTCCACCAACGTGAACTATAGCTACCCCTCCTGTGAGTTTCGCAAGCCTTTCTTGGAGTTTTTCTTGTTCGAAAGGGGTTTTTGATTTTTCGATTTGTTGTTGAAGTTCTTCAATACGTGCTTGTATTGATTCAGGTTTTCCTCTTCCGTCGATAATTGTTGTTTCATCTTTTGTTATTGTTACACTACGAGAACTACCGAACCAGTCCCAACTAAATTTGTCTAGTTTCATTCCCTTGTCAGTACTAAATACTTGACCTCCAGTTAAAACAGCGATATCCTCTAAAATTAATTTTCTGCGATCACCAAAATCAGGGGCTTTAACCGCAGCTACTCTAATAGTACCCCTTAGTTTATTTACAATAAGTGTTGCTAGTGCTTCACCATCAATATCTTCAGCAATAATTAATAGTGGTTTGTTTTGGGTAGATACACCTTCTAAAATAGGCAATAATTCTTTTATTTGGGTAAAACGTTTATCTGCTATTAAAATAAATGGATCTTCTAAATATGTGGTCATTGTAGAATTATTAGTTACAAAATAATGGGATTTATAGCCCCTATCAAATTGCATACCTTCTACTACTTCAAGATAAGTTTCACCTGAATTGGATTCATTAATTGTAACTATACCTTCTCGACCTACTTTATTTAAAGCTTCTGCTATTAGTTTACCCACTTCAACATCATTATTAGCTGAAATGGTAGCAATCTGTTCAAGTTGTTCTTCGGAGGAAATATCTTCTTTAATATTATGTTTGATATTTTCAATTACTTGTTTAACAGCAGCATCTATACCACGTTTAATTTCAACCGCATTTGCTCCATTATTTAGGTGTTTTAAACCGGCTTTTACCATTTCACTAGCCAATAAAGTTGAAGTGGTAGTTCCATCACCTGCAATGTCTGCGGTTTTAATAGCTGCTTGTTTTACCATTTTAACTCCTACTTCTTCAATATTATTTTGTAGTGTAATATTTTTAGCTACAGTAACACCATCTTTAGTACTTTGTACTTGTCCTTGTTCATTTACAATTACAACATTTCGCCCATTAGGTCCTAATGTTGATACAACTGCTTTAGATAACTTATCGATTCCTTCGACAAGTTGTTTTCTTGCTTCGGTTCCAAATTCTATAACTTTACTCATAATTAATTGTTTATTTTAGCTAAAATTTCATTTTCTCTTCCAATCCAATATTCATCTCCTTTGTATTCAAATTTAGTAAAACCCATAGTAGGTAACACAACTACATCACCTTCTTTTAGAACAGTTTTAATAAATTCCCCTGTTATAGATTGTGCTCCTGGTCCTACAGAAACGATTTTACCTGTTTTGTTTTTTTCATTTCCTAAATCGGGGACAACAATGTTTCCATATGTTGTTTCTTCCAATTCAAGAGGCTGTACTATT